AGCGGGCGCGGTTAAACGATTCGCTGAAGTTCCGCCCATGTCATCTTGACCAGCGATAACGCGGCCTCTGATGTCAGGTATGTTGAACGTTGTAGATCCGTCACCTGAGCCATAAGTAGTTCCGATAGCTGTGAATAGATCTGCGTAAGTAGTTCTCGAGATCGCCGAGCCATCACAAAGTAACCAGCCAGTAGGAGCAGCCGTTCCACCGTATGCCCAAACAGTGCCGTAGGGGATAAGTGAGGCAATGGCTGCTGCTGCAAGCTTTCCAAGCGTGACATTCGAGTCTGCGATCTTAGCTGTCGTTACGGCAGAGGCTTCGATCTTGGGCGTAGTTACTGAATCCGTACCCATCTTGGCAGCGGTGATTGAGAGATCCACGAGCTTCGTTGAAGCCGTAACTCCGCCCGTCTGGATGTTGTCGTCATTGATCTTAGTTGTATTTAAAAAGGTCTCAATGTCGGACTTGATATAATCTAGGTCAGCCTCTAGGAGAACTTCACCGTTCGCCCATTGCTTTGTAATACTTAAGGTAGCCAAGCTCTTTTAACTTCCATGTTATGCGGACTCGCCTATCACTTCCTGTGCTAGGTCGGCGGGTTCGTATTCTATTATAACTCCGTAGATCTCAACTTGTTCTGAGGTCCCAGATTGCGTAATTTCGAGGGTAATTCCCCTCCCGTAGCCGTCTATTTGAACTGAGTAGGGGCTAAGAACGCCCGAGACGCCAAGCTCAGACGACCCAACAGTAAATGTTGTCCCCATTAGGTCGGACGATGACTCCTGTGCAAACGAATACGATTGAACTGGATGATTATCTATTCGCACCTGGCAGGTAAATTCATAGTCCCCAATTGGCTTGTATAGGAACGTCAGACGCTTAAATCCCTTAACACTATTGGGGTTACCGTCTACGTATATAGTTCCAGTCTTTACACGGTAAGCGATGCCCGTAGTTCCAAAGTCGGAATATTCGTCATTCATCGCCTCTAGAATTCGACCGTTGTTCGTACCAAGCAATAGCTTCGTTTCACCTGCGGAATTGATCTTTGTACCAATCGATTGGCAACTTAATGACGGCCATCGAAACCACTCTTTAACCTGGAAGTTGTAGAAGTAGAGGTCGCCGTTAGCTGTGTCTGATCCTTCTGAAACAGCGAAACATACGCTGTTTAGATCGGGAATGTAGGCGCCCTGAATATACTTTAGTCGACCGAGATTGAATGAATTAAACGTTGGTTGAATTTTTGTTGAGAGAAATGCACCTGAAAAATCGCCGTAAGTGTCAGTGGCAGAAAGTGCATGTATTCCCTTTTGCGAGCAGTAGACAATTTCATCTAAGTCAATTGCAACCGAAGATCTCTGAGAGACTCCGCCTATACCAAGAGAGACGGGAACAATCTGAAAATTTTCTGGACTGTTACCAACTACTCTGTAAGTCTTTCGGCCCTTTGTTACGAACAAATCTCCTTTGAACGGAGGATGAATAATCGTGATGCCTTCGGAGTCGCCGTCACCTGGATCGATATCTAAATAACCTGAGTCAGCGGCACCATTCCATTTTTCTGGATCGCCGGTTCCTGAGTAGTGAAGTCTATCTTTGTTTGTTTTGTCGTTTGTCCATAGCCTTGCCAGATGCGTTCGACAGAGGGAGAAGTTGGGAGGAGTGCCTCCAAGATCCTGAACGTCTGCTGAGGTTTCTGGTCTATATTTTTTTGGTGTGTTTCCTGAAGCATCGAATGCGAATATCAATCTGTCATTCATGACTTCAGTATTTACAATCAGGGCCGCAGTGTTTAGTGCAGTGCCTGCATTGGTAATCATTGTTCTCTTGCCGTCAGCATCGTACTTGAAGAACTGCGGTGTGGAAGTGACTGTTACAAGCGATTGAACTTTTACATTTGATCCGTCTGTCCTCCAGTAATCATGAATTGCAAGAACTGAGTGGTTACGGGTGACCGTAATTGCTGAGGTTGAGGTTGTGCTCTCTGAAAGTGATCCTACGCCCGTGTACTCGATCGTTGTTGAACTTGGGATTGCTGAAATAATGACGTTACCATTGTATGCAGCAGGTCCGCCGGTCACAGTAATGGGTTCACCAACGGCAAGCTTGTCGTTATCAGCAGCATCGATTGCAGATGCAAAAGTTAATGTTCTAGTCGTTCCTGTTGACGCTCGATGAGTAACTGCTGGTATTGCTGACGAAGCATCAAGGTAATCAAATCCCTGTCGCTTAAGACGCGAGCCACTTGTTGCAAACAACATGTTGTCTGCAATCACAAGATCTTGTGGCGGAATCATTCCCGGATCTACGGAGGAGTTAAGTCCGCCGTTCCATGGGCTTAATTGAAAGAACTGGGTTCGACGAGGCATTAGATTCTGTGTCCCGCGATCCAATGCACGGTCGCATTACTCGATAACGTGGCGTTATCCGACAATCTGAAAGTAACAGTGTCGCCAGCGATAAGGGTAACTTGAGCGTTAAAACATTGCTGGTCATCAGATATGTTTTGAGAACATCTTTTGTTAGCAACGCCGTTTTTGTATAAGTTTACAGAGGTTGCAACTGATGCAGTTAGAAATACTGAGCCTGAAAAATGGTAAGTGCCTGGGGATGGACATGTAAAAGTAGTTCCGTTAAAGGAGCCGTGTGAATCAACTACTTTAGTTGACCAGTCAATGTTTGTTGTTCCGCCCGTCTGCGCTCCGCCTGCATTTGAGTTATACTCAAAATAAATATTTTCACTCGCAGCAATTGTTGCGGGGCCTGAGAGACGGAAAATCTCGAAATGTGTACCGACTGCTGAACCGTTACCAACAAGTGTCTCGCCCATTGTATTGTCTAGACGAACCGCGAGAGTGTCTCCCGCTATACAGTCAACGAGAGCCATTCCGCCGACAAATGCCGAAACTGTAGCAGTCCCCGAATACTGTACGTAACCAAGGCGACGATGATTACTGCCGTTCTTATAAAGAAGTAAGTTCGTATACTCTGCGGCGGCAGCTCCAGATGAATCATCCTCAAATGTTGCGTTGACACAGTATCGGCCCGGCACTTGAACGGTATAAATTCCAGTGGTTGAATTATACGCACCGTGAGTGTCTTTGACGACGGTCGGATAAACAATTGCGGTTGTGTTTCCGGTTGTACAACTTGTCGTTGTAGAAGTAGCGACCATCGAAACTTCGCGTGTATCAGTGTCGTTTGACATCTGAACAGCCGAACTCCATCCGGCAATCGGGACTGAGAATTTTATTTCAATGTAATCTCCGCTCACGGGAGTAAATGGATCGGTGCCTGTGATTGTATCACTAAACAGATTGTTTCCTGTTGTATCAGCTTCTCTGAGAAGAACAGCAGTTGTGGAGCTATACATCGCATGAATCAGGTAGACGCCTGATCCTACGTCATGAGCGACGCCATAACCAAAGACAGGCACATGTGATGCTGAGTATGCAGGTAGCTTTGCAGTATCAATCGAATAGCCGCTTGGAAGCGAGAGTGTAGGAGCAGATCCTGCTGGAGATCCAGTAAACGAAATCTTAGCTTCGACCTCCATCGTATCGCCAACACGTCTCCAAAATCCAGTCGGAGTATTGTTTGAAGTGAATCCAGCAACCGTTGGTGTATACGCCGTCCAGTCACTAACTGGGGCACCGTAAAGCTGCGCTTGCGGACCAACAGACACATTGTCAACTTTCACCGTGTAAGCAGATGCGCTTGTCGAGGCTACATGAAAACCCCAACGGTAACTCGTTGAAGTAGTCGTCTGGAAAGTCGCGATATGCTTGGATTCGATTCCTACATTCCTAATCGAGTAACCTGCTGGTTGAATCAAAGTTGAATTGGTTACGTCGTAAACGTAAACAGTTAGGTCTCCGTCAGCATACGTTCCGGAGGCTATTTCATAGTCGAACGAAATAGTTAAAACCTTGCATTTATCTGCATCGTCAATCGTGATTGCGTCGGCAAAACCTTCGCCCTGCCTATTAGCCGCATCTTTTGTAATGAGTAAAGATGCCGCGCCTCGAAGCGGAGTCGAAGTTGTAGACGCGAGAGTCAATGTTGGAGAGCCGCCGGTCATGTCTACTGGAGTTGCTGCAGCTGCATCTGCATATCCAGTGTACTGACCCGCTTCACTTGAACCGTAGTTGATTCCGGTGCCTGATCCGGTCCCTGCTAAACTTGTTGTTACGTTAAAATTTACGCCTGACATTTGATCACCACGATTTCCATAATGAAGTCCCGTCGCTGTATAAGCGCAGAACGCCGTAGTTTACTGAGATGGTTACAGAGGTTGTGCCGTCGATAGTGTCTGCGCCTGCTCGTGAGACAGTGATGTTATTTGTTCCGGCTGCTCCTGATTCATCTGCGATGACTAGCATCTGACCTGCTTTAAAAGTGTTGGCTGCAGGGAGCGTGATAGTTCGGGCGGCTGCTGTAGAGGTTACTGCTACGAAGTAGTCAGCAATTGTTGCTGTGTAGTCAGTAGCCGTTGCTGTTCTCTTTGCACCGAGACCTGAGTCGGCTTGAATGCGGCCGTTGGCTGCGACATAATTTAGAACGTTGTCTGAAGAGTCGCGATGTTCAGAGAGATTCGCTGTCTGTGAACCAACACCTTTTACAACCAGGCCCCTGTTGCCTGCCTTGTTTACAGTTGCTTGAATGATTGCTTGAAAATCAGTTGATCCGCTTGAACCTAAGAATGACCAGGCGGGCGTCGTTGAACCGTTGCCCCAGTTAACTTGCGAGCCGTGAAACGAAGTAAAGGAATCGTTGTTGAACCCTGCGCCTGCGTTAGTGAAGAAACCAAGATTTGAATTTGCTCTTCCGCCGGCGGTAACTTCGAATGCGTTATCAGTTCCGTTAGAGAAGAAGATTTGAAGTAAGTCTTCGGCTCCGCCTGAGAACTGAGTAATTTTTAAGGGAACAACGTCGGCAGCGAGAGTGTTTACGATTGCGCCTGTGTCGCCTATAGTAACGGTTGAGGTCTGAATCGCTCCACCAGTTCCGTCGTTACGAACAATTGCGTTGTCGGTAGACGCGCCTGTACCAGTTATGAGTGTGCCGGAAGTAGGGAGAGTTACGTTTGTTGTACCGGTTGTTGTAATCGTAAGAGCATGGTTACCTGAACGAGTGAGTGTTGCAGCTGCGTTGTTAGCGACACCTGTTCCGCCTCTGACAGGAGAGAGCGCGGCTTCAGACGACATAACTCCAGAAGCATCGTTAATCAGAACATGATCAGCTGTTCCATTTGCAAACTTTGATCTAGCTATTGCAGCAGAGGAACTAATGTCAGCATTAACGATGACTCCGGTTCCAATAGACGTAACGCCAGTATTTGATATTGTAACGTCACCTGTCGGGGTGACTGCAGTTGATACGTTAGACGAATTACCAACGAAGATTTGACCAGAAGACAGCGCTTGAAGAGCGTCGACTTCAGAGCTTAGAACAGAGATGTCAACGCCGTCGATCGTTACACCTGAATTTACTGTGAGGTTCCCTGAAAGAGTATTACCTGTAGCGATTTCAGCGTTTGTTATATATGTAGGTGAGGTGTACGAGCTTGATCCACCAGACACATCTGTATGACGGAATCTTGCTCCAGGTCGTGGTCCACGTTTTTTGCGGACATACATTGAATCAGGAGTAAGTTGCGGCTTATCAAAACCGTCTTCAACTTTTCCAGCCATTCGAGCGAGTTTCGCTTCAAATAGCATTCTGTTTCGTGCAGCTTCTTCCGGGTTTCTTTCTCTCGCCCATGCTCGGGAGAGGGCGCCGTATACGAGAACGATCCTGTCTTCATATGGCATCAACGGTTCATCAGCGTCGAGATCAAGTGGGCTTGCTTCTTTTAGATAGTCAACGTGAAGAGTTATTGTGTCAGATACCATAGAAGGATGCACCTTCATCACGCGATAACGTGTGGCTTCTACTTCAGTTGATACTCCAGAAGGAAGTTCGTAGTCCCATGTTGAGTAGTATTGTGGCTTTGATGCTAGTTTCGGTGTCTCGCGAGCGCGGCGTCTAAATTCCTGTGGACCAAGAGCTTCCATTGTTGAGCGATAGAAATCTTGCCAAACTTCAATTGTCTCTTTGCAGTTTGTTGGAAGGGCAATCGTGTCTGCCCAAATCTTGAATGTTGCGGTTGAACTTGCGGAGCCGTTATATTGCGACGAAAGAGTTATGGTTGTTGAGCCTGCGGTGTGAGATGCGATTGTGTAAATCTCATCAAACCCGTCTACAGAGAAAAGGTAACCTGCGCGGCTTCCAGTCGCTACAGCGGGGGCAACTGACAGAGTTACAGTTGTAGACTCTGGAGTAACCGTGCAGGTACCGGCGTTGTAGTATGCTTTGTGTTGAACTTTCGTGTGACCTTGTAACCAGTTCCAACGTTTAGTCGGGACAACTTCGTCAAGGTAGATTGCATTGATGTCCCGTTTGATTCGGGCGATGGCTGTAGTATCGTCAGACTGATACTTCATCTCCTCCATGACCATGTCGATAATGTCGTCAAAGTCACGAATCTCGTAAGCCATTAGTTACCGCCAGACGTAGTTACAAGAAAGGCTGTCGCGTTTGACGAAAGAGTCGAAACATAAACGCCTCTAGGAAAGTGAATTGGGCACGTCGAGAAATCGAAAAACATTGAGTCTTTTGCGGTTGCGCCGCGAATGTTGACCTTGATGTCGCCCGAGTTATCGAAGTTTTTTAGAATCAGCTGATCATTTGCTGAGTCTGGGGTGAAAACTATTGAGGTAATCTTTATCGGATTAGTAGTGATCGACCCCGTCGCATCGACGTAGATTGAATTGCTGTTTTGAACGTTTGCCATCTAGACTCACAGCGAATCACGAAGGTAAATGTCTACGACTACGGTTGCGCTGTTTACCGAGTTATTTGAGAATCTAACTGTGTAATCACCGCAGAAAAAGGCTGGGATTGGGGCGCCTGGAGTTGTTGTCCAATAGACATACACAGTTTCACTGTTCGCTGTATCTCTATTTGTTAAACACTCAAGTGCTGCATCACTGCCATGTTCGTCGAGGATTGCGATGTCATAGTTGTCAGTTGGGGCTGTTGATCCTGGATTAGTAACAACCTTCATGATGTAGCCTTGAAGATTTAATGGCGTGTCAGGAAATGATCCGTTTGTGGCGTCCGCTGTGCAACTAAGCCGCACTTTCTCGCAGCGAACTGACTTTGATCCTTTACCCTGCTCAACGAATGATCGGGTAACTGTGACTGTTCCAGCCATTGGTTACCGCCTTATCGTTCTTGAGCAACGTAAACGTAGTCAATGGTCATCGTCTTTGCGCCAGCTTCACCGTTTTGCATCGTGAATGTAAGAGCGAGTTTATTAGTCTGCTCAATGTTCGACGTATGTGTTGCAGTGAGTGAACGGTTAACGAAAAACTCAACCTTACCAATTCCGTCCCAGTGGAAGCCAAGAGTTACGTATGTATCAGCTACAAAAGTATGTGCCGCATTGGTTGTTTCAGTCGTATTGTCTTCGGTGATCGACAAACAAGAAGTTGTGCCGTCAAGTTTTCTAAAGCCAACTGAATCAGTAGTTCCTGCAATGATCGTAGTATCAGTTGAGGCGAGTCCTACGAAAAGGTCCTGTTGAGTTGCATCTCCGATTTTAACTTTAGTTTCGAACCAAAGCTGCTTTCCAGAAGAAAGCTTCCAGGTCATTTCGTTGCCTTGAAGTTGAACAACGTCGTCGTCGTTTGCTTCAGAGGTAAGAACAAGTGCACCGTTTAATTCGTCAGCTGCGAGAGCTTGTGTCGCGCCTGCAGTTGTTTCAGTAACTACCCAGTCACCGGCAGCGTAATCTTGCGCCATCAGGAAATCGTTGAAGTACTCAACTACATCGGGTTCCCTTCCAATCGGAAGGCCGTTGAAAAATTGTCTTGATCCACTGTTTTTAGTCGCATTCTTTAGTGGACCGGTGAATTTTGAGGGCATTAAATAAACTCCTTTTAGTCTTATGCCTAAGTCGATGAGGGAAGCCGAAACTCCCCGTCGTCTAATGGATTAGTGAATTAACCGGACGGCATTACCCGCCTGAGGTTCCCCATACGCCGTAAGCGTGAATGGTATCGATCTTCTCTCTGTAAGAAGATTTGTACTTGATTGAGTCGTTATCGAATCCTGAGTCAGGGCCAGCAGCTTTTGTCATAACGCCTTTTCGCGAAATGATGTCGAGGCCGGTCTGAGACTTCTCAGCCAACAAGAACCATGCGTCTGTGTCCGTAATGTGCGGACTAGAAACAACAACAAGACCGTCGCTCTTGAGCGCGTTCAAATTGTTATCAGAAGAGTCGGGCTTCTTATCTGAGCCTACGAGTTCTTGTGCATATCGCTTGTTAGCTGGTGCAACTAAGAGAACTTTTGGCTTAATGCTATAGATGATTCCAGTGTCGCCAACGAATTGAGTTTCGAAATCAGTCATTGCTGATTGAAGTGCTGTCTCCGATAGGTCAACATCACTTGAAGCTCTATTTCTAAAGGTTCCGCCTGAAGGCAGGGTGTGTGCAGTGTTACAAAGTGACAAGCCATCGGCGGTAGTTTGCGAGCCGAAAGCGTTGTTAAAGATATTCATTGCCTGAATTTCTTGGGTCTCACGTGCTGACTTAGCGAGTTTCTTAACCATGTCTGCGATATGGTCAAATTTGCCGTCATCGACAGCTTCTTCAGAGATCGTGAATCCCAAACCGTACTTTACTGGCACGATCGTCTTGCTTGCGCCTTGACGAACGGTTGAGTAGGTATAGTCGGTGCCTTCCGGAATGCTAGAGAACATTGGAAGATCAGCGAGTTCAGAAGTCTGATATATATCTCTATCAGTCTTTCTGACGTTGAAAAGCATTTCGCGTTTTGAGTCGTATTGGCTCAATTCCCATCGGAAAAGGGCTTCTAGAACTGGAAGCTGCGAACTTGAAAATAAATCGGAATAGTTTCCGCGTACGAAAAGTGGTGCTGACATTTACTACACTCCCAATGTGCCAGCGTCGGCACCCTTAAACTTATGGTTATTGATCATGCAGATTACTCGTGCATTTGCGCCGTAGGCGTTGTCTGGTGAAGGATAAAGACGAAGCATTTTGATCGGTAAGTTGGAGTCTGAAGCTCCAGTGCTGCCGTCGATTTCCATCGCTGAACGTCTGTAAAGGGTAGATGCAGTGCCTACTACGATGTTGTAGTTAAGGCCCATAGCTGTAATAGCGGCTGGCTCAGTTGCGTCGTCTGATTGACAGACAAAAAGTTGGTCCGGATCGTCGTAAACAAGTACTTCGTTTCCAGCAGTCGCGTAGTTAGCAGCAACGCCAATAACTGCGGTTGTACCAGCAGCGGCGGGTTCTACTTGTCCGTCTGATTTAAATTTTAAGAGGTCGCCCTTGTAAATCGTGGTATCTGCTTCATACGCATTGATTCGAAGGACACGGCCCCAAGGCTCGAAGCCTTTTACTTCATCTCTATTTGGCATTAAAAGTCCCCTCCATGGGACGGTTTACTGGGAGTCATCCATGACCCCCGTTTAATAGGTCTGGTTTTGATTATACAATGCGTCAAATGAACTTAGTCTTCGGTGTCTTCGTCGACCATCTCCTCGATCACTTCGCCGTCTAACCCACTGGAACGCATGGCTTTTTCAAGATCTCGCTTCGCAGCCTTTTGAAGTCCGGGTTGGTTGGCGTAAATGGCTCGCTTACGAGCAAGTTCCCGACGATGGGCTTCTTGGGCCTCAACCGTTTTTACAGCCATAACAAGATCACCGATCGCAATTAGTCCTTCAGCATTAGCGCCTGGAAACTCTGGGTCCGGTACAATTCTCCATCCCGATCGATGATAGTTGTTCTTGGTGAGGTACTCTTTTTGATGGATGAATCTGTGCTCTAATCCGTTTTCCTTTAGGTACTTGAGCTGCTTATCATTTAGAGCGAATTGGTTTTGCTGACTGATCGTAAGTTCTTTGAGGACTTCGTATCGCTTGTTCTTAATGGGTTCTTTTCCTTGTTTCATTTAGTCCTCCTGACCTTTGAATTTGTTCCACTCTGTACGCTTCGAAGCCTTCTTAAACATCTCCTTAAACTTAGGGTCGTTTACTGGGGCTCCTACTAATTCGGCGAATGCAGCTTGGTCAGCGGCCATTTCACCTTTGGAAGCAGATGACGAGCTTCTTGCCTTTTGCGGGGCACCTGAACTCATCGAATAATCTTCGTTGGCTGAAGACTTTGATCTCTTGCTTTTAGGGGCAAGGCCGAAATCTGCAGCTGCCCGATATGCGGCGATCTCTAAACCCTCTTTAGTTCCTTGAAGGTGTGGAGCTAGTTGCTGGTAGTAAGCTTGAACGCGCTTGTAAGGCTCCGATCCTTTGTCGTTAAACTCAGGATATTCGGACTCTAAAACTACAGCTGTGTTCTGAAAAGCTTGTTGGCGAGTGATGTCTTGCATGACTTCTTGACGAGTTGTGTTTTTAACTTCCTGAACGAACTGTTCTGGATCGTCATAAATCAACTCGTTTAGTTTCTTCGGCGCCGACTCTCTTACAGGCGCGGCTTTCGGAGTCTCGATTCGCTTTAAGATCTCCTGAAGTTGTGCATCCAAATTCTGATTTTGAGCTGCAAGCTGCTGGTTAAGGTTTTCGAGTTTGCGATTAAACTCGGCTTTAATATTCGTACTATCTTCACCTGTTGGTGTGGCGGGTACGTTTCCGCTGTTTTCTTGATCGTCACTCATTGACAATACTCCTACGATTACGTCGTTACTCGATTAATTACGACGGACAGCCGGTCCGCGAGCGGGGGACTTTAATCCCTGAATTAAGATTTGTAGTTTGCGAGCTCCATCAGCACGCGCTCTCTCAATCACAAGTCCACGATCCCCGCGTTCGAGGTCGTACTTCATAACTGAGGCTTCAAGCTGTGTTGCGAGGCGATCGACTTCTTTAAGAAGTGCTGGCCAAGCGGGAGATGTAAGAAACTCGATAAGAGATTCTTTCTCCTCGATAGTTAGTTTGTGGTTCATGCTACTTCG